GATGCTCTTAAGAATAAAAGGGCTCAATATTATTTTGAGTTGAGACAGCGGATGTACCGGACTTATCTTGCGGTTGAGAAAGGCGTGTATCACAATCCTGATGACCTGTTGTCAATTGATTCAACATTGCCATTGATATCAAAACTTAGATCTGAGCTGTGCCGTATGCCGGTTAAGCCTAACGGGTCGGGGAAGTTTGAACTTTACACCAAAGCAGAGATGAAAGCCAAATTTAAGTTTCCATCTCCAAATTTGGCCGATTCTTTAATGATGCTCATGAGAGTCCCGCATCAGCCCAATATCCTTAAATTCGTAATGCCGAAACCAATCAGGCCGCTTGGTCGTACTTTAGAGTCAAGGAGTAGAAGGGTATGCCGTTAAAACTAATTGATTTAAAACGATTGCACGACAAGGCGTACATATCAGGCCAGACCAACAGAGAACGTGCCTCTGACGATCTTGTATTCTATTGGGTGACTCATTGGGACGATACTCTCCTTCAAGATATCCAGATGGATTACCGCGGCGAGTTTGACATGATCCGAAGCGCCGGGAAACAGATCCTTGCCGATCTGGCATCTAACCCTATTCAGAATGACTTTGAGTCCATTAACGACACGCCTGATGAGGTTTCAGATTTGGCGGACGGATTGTATCGAAGGGATGCGAATCATAACACCTCATTAGAGGCATTCGCGGTTGCGGAACAAGAAAGTGTAGTATGTGGTGTTGGTGCTTGGATCATCGAAACAAAATACCAGTCGAATAAAACCGGGAATAAGAAACAGAGAATCGTCAGGCGTCCTGTCTATGAAGCGAACAACAACGGATTCTGGGACCCGAATGCGAAGAGGATAGACAAATCAGATGCGGATTATTTCTCACATCTAAACGCATATTCAGAGGACGGATATAAAAAACTTGTTAAGGACTTAACCGGAGAAGAGCCTGAAATAGTCTCACCGTCCAGTTTTAAAACACCCGAACAGTCGTTCACTTTCCCGTGGATCGGCGGTGAAGGAAAGAAAATCTATGTTGTCGAGTTCTATCACCGGTCTAAAGTTAAAGAAAAGCTCCTAACCATGTCAGATCCTTTTGGCGATACAACGACCTTGAGAGAATCGGCATTAAAGAACGTCATGGATGAGATGTTAGACGCAGGATATGAGATCGTCGATGAAAAGACCGTTGATGCCTGGGAAGTCAGGAAATACATCGCGTCCGGAGCTGAGATATTAAACGGTGAAATGGTCGACGGCGAAAGGGCAGGCGAAAGGATAGCCGGAGAGCATATTCCCGTAGTCCCTGAGTATGGTGAAAGAGCGATTGTCGAAGGTGAGGAAGTCTATGAGGGCGTGACGAAATTAGCCAAAGACCCCCAGAGGATGAGGGACTTTGCGTATTCGTATCTTACCGATATGTTTTCACGAAGTCCGAGGGAAAAGCCTATCTTCTTTCAGGAACAGATTGCGGGCTTCGAACATATGTACACAATGTCTGGCGCTGAGAATAATTATCCGTACTTACTTCAAAATCGATTATCCGCAGATGGCAGTGAACTCCCAATTGGTCAGGTTGCAACGATGCCCAACGTCAATATTCCACCTGCCCTTACCGCAGCCATAGAGTTATCAGCCGGGGCGATCAGAGAGGTTGCCAATCCCGGATTACCTCAGGACATTGCCGATCCCGATACGTCAGGAAAGGCTGTTCTTGCGTTACAGGCACGTTTAGATATGCAGTCCATGATTTACCAGGAACATAAGAAATTCGCAATAAGGAGAGACGGTGAAATATACATCTCGATGGCTTCTGAGATTTACGATATTCCGGGGAAAGAAAAAATCGAGCTTCCGGACGGAACTAAAAAAGAAGTCGAGATCATGAAGTCTGTAATCGACCAACAGACCGGTGAAGTTGTCATCCTTAACGACCTTAGAATGGCCGAGTTTGAAGTCACAAGCAGGATAACCGCTTCATATACAAGCCAGAAGGAACAGACCCTTGACCGATTGGAGACGGTCCTCGCAGGGATGGCTCCCGATGACCCGATGAGAAAAGCCATGCAGTTGAAATTAATCCAGCTTGCAGACGGTGTTGAGATGGAAGACCTGAAGGAATACGCCAACAAACAGCTTGTTTTGTCCGGTATCAAGACGCCCGAGACAGAGGAAGAGATAGCCCTTCTCAAACAGGCGCAGTCGCAGCCACCGCAGCCTGATGCGGCGATGGTATTGGCAAAGGCCGAGGAACTTAAGGGCCAAGCCGATGTGATGGAGGTCAAGCGAAAAGGTGTTGAGCTTAATCTTAACGATGAAAACGAAAAGGCAAAGCACCAGATAGAAGTCTTTAAGGCTCAGACTGAACGAATGAAGGTCCAGATCGAGGCACAAAAAGCCGGGGCTGTGATACGAAAGTCGGACATTGAGTCAGTGGGTACTCAATTAGACAACGCCGGGAAGGTGATACAGTTGAAAACACCCAAGAAAATTGAAGACATGGCTGATGAAGAGCTATTTAATCAGATAAAGATGGGATAATGGAAGAAGATAAAAACATAAAAATTCCAACAACATCAGAACACTTTGAATTATTTAAGACAGAGGCTAATAAATGGATCAAATTTTTTGGGTTATCAGATTGGCAAGTCCATTTTGCCCATAAAGACCCTGACGATGATAGCCGAAGGGCTTTTATGTTCAGCAATCATAAGGCCAAGATTGCTACCATCGGATTAGCAACGGAATGGGAAGAATTCACAGAAGATGCGCTATCAGATTATAACCTAAAAAGAGCTGCTTTCCATGAGGTTTGTGAATTAATGCTCTCAAGAGTTGAGCATATCGCTTCTGTGAGGTTCGGATATGACTCGCATGATTTAGATGAAGAAATTCATTGTGTTATAAGACGGCTTGAAAATTCAGTGTTTGAGAACATCAAATAAGCGGAGGCGCACCGATTAAACGCAACCCGCAGGGGGAACCTGATTAGCCTTTGCAGATAAGGAGAATATCTGAGATGACACCTGAAGAAATAGAAGCAGCAAGGTTGGCAGAGGAAGAGGCAGCGAGGGTAGCCGCAGAATTGGCAGCAAAGGCAGAGCCTGAGCTTGATGCAGACGGTAATCCTATTGTTAAGCCCGTCGAACCTTGGATGGAGGAAGAAGGGGAGCAGGACCCTGACGATCCTTCAAAAACTGTGCCGGTTGGCAAGTTTGTTGGACTCAAGAAAAAGCTGAGAGGCAGGATTTCTGAGCAGAACGAAGAGCTTGAAAAACTTAGACGTGAAAATGCCGAATTAGCCAAGCTGAAACCAAAGGAAGAAACGGTTTTAGAGCGTCCGAAAAAGGATGATTTCGACACTGACGATGAGTTTTACGAGGCTCTCGACAAGTACAATCTGAACCGAACGTCAGAAACGATCAACAGGACTCGTCTTGAGGATCAACGTAAAGCCGAACAAAGACAGGCACAGGAAAAGCTAATGGAGGCCGTTGATGAGCATTATTTAAGGGCGGCTGACCTTATCGAAAAAAGCGGTATCAAGCCTGAGATTTACCAGGCGGCGGATACCACTGTCCGAAAGGCGGTTGAGGCCATAACCCCGAATTTGGGTGATGTGATCGTAGATCAGGTCATTTCGATCTTGGGTGAAGGCTCGGAAAAGGTGATGTATTTTCTTGGCCGGAACAAAGCGGCGCTTGCAAAGTTTCAATCATTGCTGGCGTCTGACAAGTCCGGTATGAAAGCCGCTGTTTATCTCGGACAGGAAAAACAAAGATTAACAAATCCAATAAAACCACGAAGCAACGCGCCGAACCCTCCGACTAACATTAAGGGTGACGCCAACGTAACCGGATTAGAGGCGAGATTCAAAAAGAAATATGACGCAGCTCATTCCAAAAAGAACTTACAGGAAGCGTACAACGCCAAGAAAGAAGCTCGGAAGGCCGGTGTGGATGTTTCGAAGTGGTAGAAAGGAAATAGAACATGGCACTTTCAACAGGTAAGATTGCAGAGGTAATGTTTGAAAAAGCGTTAGAAACACATGAGCATCAAATGGACATGCTCGATATGACTGATTTTCATCAGCCGGATGGTGGCGGTATGCAGAACTCCGGAAATTTCATTTGGTATCCGGTAGAGCAGCACGCTCCTGTCATCTCGGGATGGGATCTGTCCGGTCAGGAAACCGGGATCATCGAAGAGACTTATCCGGCATTACTCGGAACACCGTCGAATGATTTTGTAAAAATGAGAGCCGACGATATGCGGGACACCCGATATTGGGAAAACCGAGGCACAGAGTCCGGCAAGAAACAGGCGTCTGTTCTAAATCAGGCGATTGCTTCGGCCATTGCGGTTCAGGGGTCTATGTTTTATCGGTCAAATGCAACCAGCGGGTATGAGTTTATCGCTGAGGCTCAGTCCATTATGAACGAGCGCCAGGGCAAAACAACCCAGCGATATTTTTTGCTTAACGACCGGGATATGCTTTTGTTCAGCAAGGACCTTGCAGCCAGACAGACATTGCAGGGACGGCCTGCGGAGACATGGAAAACCGGCCAGATCGGTCAGAATGTAGCTGGTTTTGATGTTTATACCGGTTCATTTCTGCCGAATATCACAGGCGGCGCCGATCCTGCCGTAACTGTGACCGGGAATCAGGCATTTGTACCTGTGGGCGGAACGGTCAACGCCACGACAGGGGTTGTAACCAATGTCGATTATCGTGAGGCCAGTCTGGTTGTCAATAACTCGGCCTTGGTATCAGTAGGTGATAAGTTTACGCTTGAAAACAGTGGGACAGCGATTCAGTCCGTTGGTCTGACCGACAAGACAGCAACGGGACAGCCAATGACATGGACGGTCATTGAACTGACCGATGCAACCCATATCAAGATTTACCCGAAACCGATCGCTGCGGATCAGGCCGGTATTTCGACACTTGAAGCGGCTTATGCCAATATCAACACGGCAATCCTGAATGCTGCAACATTGACCCGTCTGAACATCGATTCCACCAACAAAACCAATCTGTTCTGGGACAAATCAGCGGTTGAGGTTATCGGCGGCACAATTCCCGCCGAGCTTTTCAAACAGTATGACGGCATGAAGGTTATCACGGACACCATGAGCAACGGTTTGAACCTTTACCTGGTTTATGATGGGAACATCGACACCATGACCTTCCGGTTCAGATTGTTTACCTGGTATGGCATAACAATAAAGAATCCTTCAAACTGTGGGGTAGCCGTTACTTATTAAACAAAAACAATAACTTAAAAATGTTTGACATTTCCATAAAAAAGTGACATTGTAAATAAACAATCAACCTAATAAAGGAGATGTCAAACATGAAAACATTAACACAAGAGTATTTAAAAGAACTATTTTATTATGAAGATGGAACGCTGTACTGGAAAAAATCAGGATCAGGGAGAGTCCATAAAAACGCTGGGTGTATGCATCGTAATGGGTATATTGTTATTACAATCGATGGAAAGCAATATCCAGCACACAGATTGATTTATTTATATCATCATGGATATATGCCTGAACCTGAAATTGACCATAAAAACAGAAAGAGATCGGATAATAAAATAGATAATTTAAGGGAGGCATCGGTTTCTTGTAATCAAAGAAATAGGGGCAACCCATCAAACAACAAGTCTGGGATAAAGGGCGTTTGGTATGATAATAGAGAAAAAAAATGGCGCGCAGGAATCAGGAACAATAATATTCAAAGCAATCTTGGATGTTTTAGTTATAAATATGAGGCTGTTTTAATGCGTCTTGCCGCCGAACAATGCCTTAATTGGGCAGGTTGTGATAGCTCAAGCCCTGCATACCAGTATGCTTTGAAACACAAACTTATAAAAAAGAAAGGAAAATGTCATGTCACGAATATTTAGAATTGCAGAAATGTATCATCAGCAGGACTCCGACGCAACGGATGACCTTACCATTGCAGTTGCGGGCGCTACTTTGGCGATTCCTGTCACTCATGCGTATGTTGCCAAAACTACAGGCGGGGCCGAAGCCCTTACTTTGGCAGACGGCAAACCCGGCCAAATATTGGTTATTAACCTTACCGCTACCGGTGGAGCAGGAACAATAACGCCGTCCACATGCACAGGGTTTGCAACCATTGTTCTTACCGCAGCCGGTGACTTTGTCACTCTGCTTTATGTTAATGACACCGTTGGCTGGATTATCCTGGGCATGGGTGGCGCAGCGAACACACCGGTTGTATCAGTTTAACAATCTTACTCGGCGGGGGTAAAACCCCGCCCGGAACAGGGGAGATTTAAAATGAGAAAACGAGATTTTTATCACACAGGGCTTGATGTGTCGAGAAGCGAATTGGCTTACATTAGACAACCGAATCCATCGGGCGCGGAAGATTATTATGTCGATGGGAATGTTTCGGCAACAGGCAGCGGAGCCAGGGATTATCCATTCTCGACTTTAGCTGAAGCCATAGCTGCCAGCAACACATCAATAAAATTAACATTTAACCGCTGGTGGGCGCGGAGAAACAGGATTTTCTGCATGGGCGACGCCCTTGATGAAACGCTGACCCAACTACCGACCAAGTGTGATGTTATCGGTGTAGGGTCATATGACGGATATACGAAGTGCGGTCTTTCAGGGAACCATAGCTCTGCCGCCGAGTCTTACGGGACCAGATTTTTTAATATGCATTTCTTGGCCGATGCCACAGCCTCAGCAATTTTTACTCTTGCCGGGGCAAATTCGGCGTCCGGTGTCCAGTTCCACGCATGTACCTTTGATGCAACCCTTGGTACAGTTACGAGTGGTATTTTGTCAACCGCCATGCCGTTTCTTGGAGTATTTGATTGCGAGTTCAAGGGGCCTTTTGCAACCTCTTTTATTTCGTTTGGTGCGGGGGAAGCAGGCGGCGCACATATTAAAGACAACAAGATGTCAGGCTCCCTTGGCAAAGGGATTATTACCGCAGGCACTACCACTGCTTCATGGATGCCGTTAATTCAGGATAATATCATTAGCGCTGCCGGCCTGGTGGTTGATGATGACGGTGATATTTTCTACGGATCGGGTAATAAGATGTTTACTGCTGCTGACATGGGCGCTGATTCATTAGGCGCTATGGACGTAACTGCCGCTAAATGGATAGACAACAGGTTAACCAGCTCGGCAGGAACAGAGCGAAACGCTAATTATCCATTCCAGGTACAGTTTACTTCATAATATTAACGGGGGCCTTTGGGTCCCCACACCCTTAGAGGTCAAAATGGCTATCATACTTTATAGAAGAGGGAACATCCATAAGGTGAACGGTATTCCCTGCGAATATCAGATATGCAACGAGTATTCGTATCTGCATCTTTTAAAACAAGGTTGGCACTACACGCCGGAGGAATGCTATGCCGAGGAAAAACAAGAGATTGACGACAAAGCAGCTCCAAGAGAGGCGCCGGAAAAAGCGGAATCGGAAGATGACCTCAAAGAAGAGGCTATCAGAAAAGCGGCCAAAGATGCAGGCATAGACCATTGGTGGAACAAGAGCATTGAACGGCTTGCTGGTGAATTAAAGGAACAGAGCGATGCCGAACGATCTTAAGGGCGATATAATCAACGGCGCTTATTCTCAGATGCGGATATCGGGAATGACCATAGAGCCATCACCGAGCGACATTGAAACGGCCTTGAGGCGTCTTGAGGGCATGGCGAATGAGTTTTATGCCAGGAATATTAACACCGGCTACTATCTCGAAGATGACCCTGACGTTAATTCTCCATCAGGGCTTGACAAGAAATTCTGGTATTCGTTCGAGTGTGTTCTTGCCGTGAGGTTATTGTCTGACTTTGGTAAAGGGATGCAGCCTGATCCTACTCTTTTTAAGAACGCTTCTGCTCAAATGTCGTTTCTTTATGCCGCAACTGCGAATCCGAGACAGGTTCAGTATCCTCGAAGACAGTCAATGGGTGCCGGCAATGCTCAAACAAGCCGATTTTACATTCCTGTTCCAGAGGCCCCGAACACTTGCGCGACTAATCGGATGATTGTCGATGATATCAATGATTTTATTGAGCATTTTGATTCGTACCTGATAAGTCCGGAGACTGTGGATGATTATAGTATCGATGCCAACACCGGATTGACGATTGTATCCGACTCCCTAACGACTCCTGATATTTCTTACCGAATACAGGCCGATGCCGTGGGCGTTTTTAAGGTCAAGATCATTGCGACAACCAGCACTGGGAGAAAAATAACCAGGATAATTTATTTTGAAGTAACCACCGGAGAAAAAACCTCATAAGAAAGGAAAACAATGAAAAAATATCTATTTTCAACAATCTTGGTTTTGATGGCCTTGCTGTTTTTTGTCACAGCTGGATGGTCGGCAAACACGGTAAATAAAACAAACAGGACAATCGAGGTATCCGCTATCGACAGTGATTACATCATGGATATGGAAATCAACGTGGAATCTGTTGTTTTAATCCCTGGAGCTGCCGATGACCAAGTTACGATCCGTGAATATACCGGAAATGTAGCTACGTCCCCTACGTCAGTTCTTTTAATCTCGGGTGATGGAGAGCCTAGGGTGATGTATTACAATCAGCGGAAAAGGCTATGCTTTGATTTTACGGATGCGACCTTAACCCAGGGCGCAAAGATAATCTTCAATATTGGTGAGAGAAGATAATGAAAAAACTCCTATTTATAATCCTCTCGCTGGTTCTGATGGCGGGGCCGGTGTGGGGGGCGACTTATAATATTGGCCCTGGGCAGACATACACAACATTCACCGCACTCGTAGCAGCGGAAACGCTCGCCGGTGATGATATTGTCGATGGCGGTGGAAATGCTTTTACAGGAACTTGGCTTCCAAATGGATCTGGTACCGATGGGCACCCGATTATCATTAGAAACGCAACCATTGAATCCATACTTCCGAACGGCCAAACGTACATTGAATTGCAAAATTTGGTGATTACAGACGGCGCGCAAATAGGAACGAACTGGACATTAAAAAACTGTAAAATACAATATTGGAGGCCCTAAATGAAATCTTTTATATTATCTCTTGTTTTTATATTGATCCCGGTATTTGCGTTTGCCGGGTGGTCTACCCCTCAATGGACGGACGATTGTTCAACGGTAGTCCAGAAAGATGCAAATGGCCGAATGTCCACATGGACGGAAAACTGCTATGGGCAGGATGGAAAATTGGTAAGACAGCGTGTGGATACCTATACCTATAACGCTGATGGATCGCAGGATATAATAAACGAAAAAATCTTGGACAGCAAAGGCAAATCCTTGTCTGACATAGATATAAAACATTACGACAACCCGAAAAAACAACCTACCGTGACCAAAAAGACAGTCGAACAGCCGGAGGTGATTAAATGAGAAAAGCATTTATATTTTTAATCCTGTTATTTTTTATATCCGGCTCATTTGCCAACGCAGATGACTTGTCGAGACTACTTCAAACAGGTCAGGAAGATTCATACCAGACCGGAGATGACGGGGATCTTGAACTTGGTGTCTCCAAGTCTTACACGGTTTTGACCACAGGACAGTATGCATCTACCGTAAATGTCACTGAAAACGGCAAGACCCATGCAACCAGCAACGCTTGCGTGAGAGACAATCGAACAGGGTTAATGTGGATGAGAGAGGTGATTCAGTCTGATCTTGGGCCTCAAACTGATGGACAATTTTTTTGGTCGAACTGGACGCTTGCCACCACTTCCGTAACATTTGACAGCGGGGGAAAAACTATCACCGCCGCCGCAGGAACTCCCTTTGATACGTCTGTTCTTGTAGCCGGTAGGACTTTCACGGTATCTGGTACGGTGAGCAACGACGGAACTTACACAGTTGCCAATATATCAACGACAGTAATTACCACCGTTGAGGCATTAACGGATGAAGGCCCGGTATCGACCAATTTTGCGACCACAGGCGATACGATTTGGGATGTTTTAACATCGGTCAATACGGCTCAGGTCGGTGGTTATGCGGACTGGCGGATCCCCAATCGTTTCGAACTGCCGTCCATTGTCAATATAGGAAACTGCAACCCGGCCATCGACACCACGGCATTTCCGAGCACGACGAATGCGCGGCATTGGACGGCATCTACGCGTCCGTGCAGTAGCGACGATGCGTTCTACGTGTACTTCCACAACGGGTACGCGAGCACCACCACGAAGTCGACGGGTCGGTATTATCTTCGATTCGTCCGAGGAGGGTATGGTCTTGATCTAGCGGGCAATGATTCTTCGATACAGGTAGCACTTTTTGATGTATCGCCATTGAGAATCAAAGGCACAGGTAATTCTATTATACAAGTCTCCATGTTCAAAAGCCCAATCTATGCCAACGAGTCAGCAACGATTATAAACACGCTTGGCTATGACGAATTTGGAGAAGATATCGTAATCGCTGCCGGTAAAACCGTAACAGGGACCAATAATGCATTCAACGTGGCTTCGGCATCCGGTGACGGCACATATACGGATACGGACTCCATTTGGGGCATATCAGATCCTTTCACCAACGCAGCAGGGGGAGACTTTACGCTTCAGGCGGGGAGTCCTTGTCTTGCAGCCGGAACAGTCATTGGATCGCCGTATAATTATGGGCTTGCTTCCGAATCGACATGGCCTGATGGTGTTGTGATTGTAGACCAAGGACTAAAATATGAAATAGGGGCCTATGTATATGGAACTGGTGGTTTTGCTGGAAAATATGGAGAAACGAAAGGAATTAACAATTTAGGATTAGGTCTCGAACTGAATTAAGGACAATAATGCCAACAGTACCCATAACCCTCATCAAGGGCGACAGCATAGACAACAGCCCTGCTACTGATTACCGGGATGCACTCCCGGTAAACATGTACGCTGTTAGAAAGGATATTCTTGGCGCAAAAGGGTATATGATCGAGTATCCCGGTCTAACGAAACTTTCCGATGGATTTGGTGCTGACCGGGGCGCGAATTATAACGAGCGATTTCACGAACTTTATAGAGTATCAGGAAATAAGTTAATATCAGTTTCAACCGATGGAACCGTTACAGAATTAGGAACTATCCCTGGAACAAAACAGGCGAGACTTATTGACTTGTACGGCTTTAACACTCAGGGAGTCATAGCAGATGGAAGGTTTTTTCTTTACAGCCCTGCAAGCGGATTTAATGAAGTTGTCGATTCTGACCTCGGATCTCCTATCGATGGGGTTTGGGTGGATAACTATTATTTTATGACGGACGGTGAATATTTATTTCACACCGAATTGACTGATGAAACGAGCATTAACCCATTACAGTATGCAACTGCCGAGTTTTCCCCTGATCCTTCACTCGGGATAGGTTTGACTCAGGACGATAAAGTCATCGTATTCGGCAGATACAGCCTTGAATATTTCACCAATGTTGCGAGTGCCAATTTCGCGTTTACAAGAATAGCAACAAGGGGCCAGAAAATAGGGATAGTTGCGACTCATGCAAAATGTGAACTCGGCGGCGGGAGTTTTTACATTACCGGTGGATACAGAGATGGTGCTGTTTCGGTTTACGCTGTTGGAATTGGTAGTGCCGTAAAAGTCTCAACCCGTGAAATAGACAAGATTATCGCTAAATATTCTGAACCTGAACTTTCGGATATGAGAATGGAGTGCCGGGTAGAAAATGACGTTTCGTTTGTTCTGGTTCATCTCCCTGAAGAGACGCTTTGTTTTAATGTGACCGTAGCCTCTGAATTTGGGAAAGAAATCGCATGGACTATATTGAAATCCGGAACAGGAGACACGACTTATCGGGGGATCAACGGCGTGTTAGACGCCAGATCGGGCAAATGGGTATATGGAGACAAATTAGGTTCTAAGATAGGGATTTTGGATAACGACGTAGCTACGCAATATGACGCAATCACAGAGTGGGTTCTATACACGCCTTTCATTGATCTTGAAACTATGTCTGTTGATGAAATAAGCATTGAGACTATTCCAGGGCACACAACAACCCTTGATGCAACGGTGGCCATGGCGATTACAAGCAATGGCGTTTCTTACGGAGGCGAACACTGGATGCAATACGGAAAGCCTAATAATTATGGTCAGAGATTTATTTTACGGCGTCTTGGTTATTGCAATGATTGGATAGGGTTTAGATTTAGGGGCGTTTCAAGATCACGTATGGCCTTTGCATTGATGGAGCTTACATATGCCTGATCTGACAACCGTACAACGATTAAGGGGTTTGGTATTAAGCGCAAATGATCTGAGAACACTTTTACCGCCAGAGGTCAAAGATGCGTTCATCGAAGACTACCTGACAATTGTTGATAATTTGATAACTATTGCCGGGATTATTGACGATTTCAAAATAGAGGCCATTCCAACCGACTTTTCAGATGGCTCGATTCCATTTGCAGACAGTGAGTTGTTGGCTGAAGACCCGGATTTATTCTGGGATAATGTAAATAAACGACTTGGTATAGGAACCAACACACCAACTACGACTCTTGATATTGATGGAACCGTAAAACTTCCGACAACAGGGATAAGCGGGGCTGGATCTGGAAGCGGATTAGACGCCGACCTTTTGGACAGCCACGATAGCACATATTTTGCAACACAGGCAGCTTTAACAGCCCTTTCAGCGGTTGTAACGGCTCTATCATTGGTTGTTGATGGTCTTGTCGCATGGAAGGGAACCGGTATAACTGATACCTTTACAAACGGAGACGGCGACACGGTAACAGTGACAGATGGACTTATTACGAGTATAATTTAATGGAAATACAGACTCAAAAACCATCATTGTCGGAACTTGAAGGGGTGTTGAAAACGATGCCCCAAGCTGAAATTATGATGACTCATACCTTCGGTGGAGGGGTTTATGTTCGTGAGAGATGCGCGAAAGCTGATACCCTGATTGTAGGGAAACGTCACAGGCACGAAACCATTAGTATCTTACTGAAAGGCATTCTCGGTGTCTATAACGAATTAGGCGAAGAAACCGAAATACACGAAGCACCCAAAATATGGGTGTCTCCGGCAGGATCGAAAAGGATGACATATTCTCACACCGATACGATATTGGTCACGGTTCATCCTACAAAAGAAACGGATCTGGAAAAAATCGAGACAGAGTTTATCATTCCTGAAAATGAATACATAGAAAACAAACTTAGGAGAATATCATGACCTGGGTAGCTACAGCAGTTGTTGGAGGTTCATTGATTAGCGGATATTTGGCAAAAAAAGGGGCTTCTGATGCCGCAGATGCTTCGCTTCAAGGGGCTAATACAACGGCGCAGGCGCAGCGCGAGGCCCTTAATTATTTGAAAGAAGTTAATGCTGTTCCTCAACAATTCAAAGAAGGTGCGCTAAAAGGTCTTGGCGGTCTTTATGGTCTTGAGGGTGGGACAGGGAGCCAGCAGGATCTTATTGACAGGGCGATATCCTCTCCATTGTATCAATCGATCATGGGCGGTCAGAAGTTCGGAGAGGAAGCTATTTTACGGAATGCTTCAATGACCGGTGGGTTCAGATCCGGGAACGTTCAGGCCAATCTTTATGACTATAATACCCAATTAGCGAATCAAGCCCTTCTTCAATCTTACAATCAACAATTACAGGGATTGACAGGATTGGCAGGATTGCAAACAAACGAGAACGCAATCGCTCAACAAACATCTGAAATTGGCAAGACGTTAGGGCTTGGTCAGATCGCAGCAGGACAAGCAGAACAGGTCGGAAATCAGCAACTTATTAACAACACGATGGGATGGGCGAATCTTGGAATAAACGCCTATGGTGCCGGAGTAAATTTCTCAGACAGACGCCTAAAAAACAACCTTGAAAAAATTGGGGAAGTCAACGGGCACAATTGGTATATGTGGGACTGGAACATTGTGGCAAATAAAATGGGACTTAAAGGTAAATCCGAAGGTGTTCTCGCCGATGAACTTGTCAAGACGCATCCGGAGTGTATCGGAATTAGACATGGATTTATGATCGTGGATTACATCAAGCTCGGAATATTCCCAAAGGAGGTGGGCCATGCCTAATCCTTTTTACATTCAACCTGGTGGAGACTTCGGTCCCGGACTTATGGGGCTTTCTCAGACCGTTAGTAGGGTTGGAGAAATAAAGAAAGCGGAAAAAGCACAACAGGATGAATTCGCCAGAGTTCAGGCCATGAAACAGGGAGCATTGGAGGCGTTCAAATCCCACGATCCTGACAAAATAAGAGAGTTTATGATTTCAAATCCTGAAATGGCAGATACGATCAAAAAGACCGTTGAAACGAAACTTCCGGGAGAGACAGCCGATAAATACAAAAACGCTTTGTTTAGCGCCCTTATTGATCCTTCTCAGGCTCCTAAAGCATTAGAAGAAATGAAAACACAGCTTGCGGCTGACGGTTTAGATCCCCAAGAACAGGCGAAGATTGAAAACCTTGGGAAACTGATTCAAGATGACCCTGAGAAAGCTCAAAAGGTCATAGCGAGTGAATACGCATTGCTTTCAACAAAGGATGAATGGGAAAAGTACAAAGACATAACATCCCCTGAAGCCAAAACCGAAAGGATCAAGAATTTTGAATACTATCAACAGTTATTGAAAGACGATCCATTGGGTGCTGCCACATTTTCGAAGGTAACAGGTTCAGAATATGCTCCCAGCCCACTTAAAAAACTCATAGGAGAAAGACAGGCGCTAATAGATGATGGAGAAGATCCAAACTCCCCTATTATAAGGGCTTATGACAGCAAAATATCAGGAACAGATATTGACATCGAAAACATGACTCCCGATCAGATTGATACATGGGGCGCTTATTTAAACCTAACCGGAAAAATGCCTACACTCGGAAGGGGAAAACAATCTACAAAGATACGGGCTCAAATTGTCAAAAGCGCGGCTCAACAGGCACTTGGTGCAAAGAATTTTGGAGAAGAAGATACAGAACCGACCAAAACGCCTGCTCAAGCTGCCCTTGACGTTGTAGGCTCTCAGGCTGATACAAAGTCTATTCAGGGTGCCCAGAATTTCCTTGAAAAGCAATTAAGCGCAATGGGCAGTTTCGTCGCCAATATTGATATGCAGGTTGACAAAGTAAAGGACTTATCTAAAGACCTGGAAACTTTTGACACAAGATTATTAAATGTCCCGCTTAGAACACTTAGGGGAAAGATAGCAGGCAGTCCTCTTCAATCAAAGTATGATATGTATTTAACTGAAATAGAAAGCGAAATAGGCAAACTCGCTACCGGTTCCGCGGCGTCAATAGCCGAGTTGTCAACAACGGCACAGGCTAAATGGGATAAAATACACGATAAAAACTTGAGCGTTAAGGATATGTTGTCATTACTTGAAGAAACAAGGGCCGCTGCCAGAATGAGGGTAAAGAGCGTCGAAACACAATTAGAATTGGCGAGAAAGAAAATGAGAAACAGGCCAGAAAGTTCAACCGCTAAAGAACCTGGAGTTGAAACTTCATACACAGAAGGTCAAACCGCTACCGGCCCAAATGGTGAAAAAATTATATTTAGAAACGGAAGTTGGGAGAAGTTATAATGCCTGCAACCCTTCCAGAAGGATTTGTATTAGACAAAACGCCTGAATTGCCAGAGGGGTTTGTGCTTGATTCTAAGCCGGATGAATCTACTCCTACCGAGGAAGCGCCTGAAGAAAAAAAACCCGGATTTTTTAGGAGTGCTTGGGAAACAGTTAAAAATATAGGCAAGGTTTATCCTGCTGCTGAAACGGCAGCTAATCTTGTTACATCCTCATATGGCGTTCCTGCTTCTGGGTTGGTCGGCCTTTTCGCTTTGCCATTTGGCCTTGAAACGGCTAATAAGGCAATAAAAGAAACTCAAAAAGCCCTTATTTATCAACCGCAAACAGAGGGTGGAAAACAATTAACCGAGGCGGCAACATATCCACTAACCGAATACGAAAAGATACCTCAGTTTGTTGGTAATAAATTGGTAGAAGCCGGATATTCTCCTGAAATAGCAGCAACCGTTCATTCAGCATTGTCTGCGCTACCTGCTTTGGTTGGGGCTAAATATGCAATGAAAAAAGCACCGGCAAGTGTCTTGGAAACTCTCGATAGTGAAACCTCTGCTGCTATTAAAAAAGGGATGAATAAGGCGATACGTCCATCAGTGGTTAAAAAATCAACCAGCAGCCAAGTAGGAAGATATTTCAAGCAGGCTGAATCTGCTATCGGAGAGATAGTCAAAAACAAGGATAATCTTAAATTGGTTAGCGATACCGGCGCACCAATAGAAGGATTGCCAAAAACTCTTTATCAGTTTTCACAAGCCATTGAACAAACAAAAAGAAATGTGTTTGCTGAATACGATTCTCTTGCAAAACAATCTGATGCCGTTGGTACAGTGAAAATTGATCTGTCCAAAACAGCCGACAAATTGAAACCTGTTATGAACAATAAGGTACTAAAAGATCTTTCTCCGGAAACAATAAAATATGCTGAAATGAGAGCAGAATCATTGAAAGGTAGAGGTAATTATACTGCTGTTGAAACTCAAGAAGCTATCCAAATGTTAAATCAAACTCTTGAACAATTCTATAGAGACCCTTCTCCGGATATGAAAGGGAAAGCTTTAATTGATTCTGTTATTGCAAACGATTTAAGAGCACAGCTTGACTCGACTATCGAAGCAACAACAGGAAAAGAATACAGTGCTTTAAAAAAGAAATATGGGGATCTTAAAGCCATAGAAAGTGATGTCACAAAAAGATCTATTGTAGATGCCAGAAAGAATAATAAGGGATTGATCGATTTCTCTGATATTCTGTCGGGTTCTCAGGTCATAACAGGCATGATGTCAAAAGACCCTGTTTCTTTTACGGCAGGTATGGGCATGAAGGGTATTTCAAAGTATTACAAATGGCTGAATGACCCAAACCAAATAGTAAAAAATATGTTTTCAGAAGTTGAAAAATTAACCGAAAAAAAGAAATCACAAAGTCCAACACCAAGGCCGAGTGATTATGTGCCATTGGCTGTATCTTCTCAAAATGCAGATATAATTAAGCGATATGAGAACGGAGAACTTAACGAAAAACAGGTTGAGGCGTTTAACGAATTACGGAGAAGGGGTAAAATATGACAAGAAAATCGTTTAAAATATTTTTATATCTAACAGCGATATTTTTAATTTTATTGCAGTCTGCATATGCTTTAAATGTCGTCAAGCTATCTCCCATATACCTCCCGAATACAAGCATAGGTCGTGCGTTGTCAAATGCCGATATTTACGTTGGAAAGCCAGACCTTGACCCAGAGATAGTCGCCAACCAAAAGACCTTAAGCGTCCAGCAAGAGGATGGCACTATTGTTGCCGTGACTCAACCTATAAGCACCGGCGCTGGTGGTGTGCCTTTATATGAAGGGTCGCCGGTTACTCTATTGGTCGAAGGTGATTATTCTCTCAAGGTTTTGGATTCTTCCGGGGATCAAATATATTACGTTCCTTCAACGGCCTATGAGAAATACCTTGTTACCGGTAATTATTATTATCCTGATTATACCGAAGCTGACCAGGGCGTTGTCGGGTCTGGCAATTCAGTCACCGATATCCTCACAGAAGTTGGGACTACGACCAAGGCAACTTTATATTTTTCTCATAATTCGGGTGAAGCAACCACCACCTACACCTTTACAACCCCAACAACAATTACAAGCAATTTCAATGTTATAGTTGAAGAAGGTGCTATTTTTTCCGGTACTCTTTATTTTGCACCAGGGTCTATAAACAAAGTATATCCCAAATGGTGGGGGGTAAATACAACCCCGGGAACTACGGATATGACCTCCGAAATCCAATCGGCAATAGATTCTATAAGCGCCGGAGATGTAGTTTTCAATGGTCAAACATATCTTATCAGCGATTCTTTAATACCGGAATCATATGTCAATTTCAAGGGTATCGGCGGTGCGACAATCAAGCTTGCGGCAAACTCCGATACTCATATGGTTGACTTTTCTAATGCCGTAACAGACGTTCTTATTGATGGTCTTATTTTTGATGGCAATGGTTCTAACCAGACTCGCGTCGTTGATACCATGAACATCATCCAAGGAACGGCGCAGATCAAGAGGCTTACCATAAGAAATAACACATTTAAAAATGCCGCCTGTGAAGTTATTCGCTTGAATGCGTCTCTCTCGCATGAAGATATAATAATAACGGGGAATAGAATTTATGATAACGACGGTTCTGGTGTAGATATTTATGAGGCAAGCGGAGTTGTTATCTCTGACAATATTATTGACAATACTTCAATTACCGCTACTGATGATACGACAGCGATTGAAGTCCATACGGTCAATAATTTTACAATTTCTGGAAATACTATAGACCTTACTGACAGTACAGATGTTGCCACTTCTGGAATATCAGCAGGGAACACAAGTTATAATGGCACTGTTTCCAATAATGCAATTAAATGCAATGAAGGAACATATAACAATGGTATTTCAATTCATACATCATCTTCTAATATAACGGTAGGTGGGAATTCAATTTATGAACCGGGGATACTTGCTGGGATAGAAGTCGGTGGAAACTCTATAGACGTTTTTGGAAATATGATTCATGGGGTTGTAAATTCTGTTTCTGGTATAGCTGTAAATAATGATAGCACGAATATAAACATTTATGGAAACGGTATTTATGACTATTCAGGAAATGGTATAGAATGTCAGATTTCTACGGGGACTTATACAAATTCATATAATATTTCAATCATAGGAAATACCCTTTACAACGCAACAGGCACAAATAAAGATTCGATTCTTTTCAACAATATTCCTTATCTTGGTGGTGTGATTTCAGGGAATACTATCCATACGAATGCGACAGGGAAAGGGATAAACCTAACCACCTCAAGCGATGAAAGTTTATCAATGAGTAATATGGTTATCTCAAATAATACTATAGTTGGTTGTAATTATGGAATTGGATTATACGGAACAGACGGATCAGGATACATTATTTCTGGAAATAGTTTTTCAGGGTCTGTAACTTCTGATTTTTATGTTGAAGGCTCAAATCATAAAATAATTAACAATGTTCCAGACACAGAGGTTTTGACTGGGACGATTACGATTACCCCATATATGGGATCAGCCTCTATTGATTCAAGCGGAGGGGCCGTTTCTGCGACTCTTGGAGACGGTTATTTTATAGGCCAAATAAAAACAATTGTAATGACCGACGCATCTCATTCAAGCACCGTTTCAATAACGCACCATGAAACATCTGATCCTGAAGTGGCGACTTTCGATGCTGTTGACGAAACAGGGGTCTTTATGTGGTCTGGTACGGAATGGATAACAATATTTGCAACCTGTACTTTTGTATAAGGTATAAAAAATGAAAAAATATTTTATTTTAATTATTCTAATCTTGTTCATCGGATTAGGAGTGGCATTTGCTGACACAACCACAGAACTTGACGAAAACACCGATCCGCAGCTCGATGATGTTCTATACTGGATAGATGTAAGCGCCCCTGCTAACCATAGGGCACATAAGATTCTTTGGGGAACCCTGCTTGATGATACGAGAACCGACAACACCCATGCTTGGAGTGCAAGTAAGATTATTTCTTATATTTCAGCATTGCCGGTAGGCCAAGACGAAGTAACCCTGTCAACCGATGCTGACGCTATCCTTGAACTTATAAATCAACAGATAGGGCTTGATGATCAATCGGCTAATAAGGTATTCGCCGGACCGACCACGGGCGCAGCGGATGCTCCGACGTTTAGATCACTTGTTTCTGACGATATCCCGGATATATCTGATACTTATCAACCGAGAGATGTAGACCTCGACACATGGGCAACCGTCACCCCTTCGGCAAATGTCCAGACCATGCTCGGAAGCGCCAATAACGCAGCGATCCTATCAAATATCGGTGCTTTGGGAACGACCGGAGACGGATCTGGACTGACCGGAATAACCCAATCTCAGATATCCGTTACGGCAGGAGATGCTTACTCCAATTTTTCCGAGTCGTCTGATGATGATACCATTGACGAACTGATGGCGGGAATTGATACTGCTTTTGGTCTTAGGGCGCTTGATTCGAGCGTAGTTCATTTGTCCGGCGACGAAGAAATAGTGGGGATCAAGACATTTACGTCATTTCCAATCACGCCATCTTCTGCACCAACAACCGATTTTCAGGCTGCGAATAAGAAATATGTCGATGACATAGGGGTGGACAATTCAAGAGGCTTCAGAATCGAAAGCCCCGGAGAAGGCACGTATGGAGATATTATATCTTTCGCTCAGAACCACACTATTACAAAAGTATGGTGCAAGACGGATACCGGAACTGTCACGCTGAATCTGGTAGACGGAAGCAGCAACGATGTCCTGACGAGCGAGCTGGTTTGTGACTCGGACGTGCAGTCAACTTGCGCCGATGGATGTGATGTTGATACCATCAATGCCTCTTATGACGACATAACGGCGGTTACGGAGTTCTGGTCTGTGGGCATCAGCGCAACGGCGGATTATCCAACCTATGTCACGATATATGTGGGGTGGTAGAATGATTAAAAAACTTTTAATACTTTTATTCCTAATTCTAACCCCGGCCATAGGCTTTTCAGCAACATATACCGTTACGCAGACGGGTGCTGGAGCAAATTATTCTGCCGCCGAGTTCAATTCGCTTTCAGGCAGCAAGGCGGGAGATACGTTCTGTTTTTCAGGTACTTTCACATCGTCTCTGGATGCGTCTGATATTTACGGCACCTCGGGCAATCCTGTAGTGCTGGACGGATACTGTACTAACGACACGACATATGCAGGCATATCCGAGTCTTCTGGAAGGGCAAAAATAGACACCAACGGGTCTGGGAATGGCATTGATCTCGGAAACTATACAATCCTGAAAGATTTCGAAATTACGGATATTGGAACGGGAACCAGCAATGAGGCGGTTGACAATAATAGCGGTGTCCACGACATCAAAATATATAGAGTTTACGTCCATGAAGTAAGAGAAGGATTCTATAACGGTATTGGTACATACAATGTTTTGATTGAAGACTGCGTAGGGAAAAATGTCGGATGGACGACAGCCGACGCCACGGCCATGAATAACGGCTCGCATGATATCATTTATCGAAACAACCATTTTTATGCCAACTCGGCCAACTGGGGGATTGACGGCATTCAAATCACCAACGCCGGGACTGCACCATACGACTTCTTGATTGAAGGGAATAGCATTCACGGGCACAAAAATGACGACACAGATTCGATACACGGGGCAGATGGCGAAAAAGGCGAAGACGGGATCGATATGAAATACGGCGCATATAACGTCATTGTCCGTAGAAACAAGATTTTTGACAACGGGGCAGCATCGAGTCCTGCAAACATCAATCTGTCCAATGGCGGGAAAAACCATATCTATATTTATGAAAATTACGTCTACGGTGCAAAGCAGAGCAACATATCAGGGCAGAGCAGCCAACCCCATACAGACATAAACATATTTTCTAACATTATAGCGTCATCATCTGAAGGAGGGGGTATTTTCGGGGCATCGACGAATGGTTCAGGAACCGGGTATAGAATATGGAATAACACATTTTACAGAAACGGTGTCGCCCCTGAAGAAAACTACCACACTGGGATTTACATCGTAGCTCCCAGCATGACCAATTGGGCAAAAAATAATATTTTTATTTCAAACCGTCCAAATGAAAGCGACTACCGGCAGATGTATATCAACGCAAATTCGGATACAAACATGACCGCTGATTACGATATATATTACTGGCCGAGTCACAGTAGTACGGTTTATTGGGGGGATGCGGGAAGCAAGACGATTGCGCAATTGCAATCCCTCGGAGGGTCTTACGGCAATCAGGAGGTACACGGCTCTGATGCAGATCCAGGACTTACAAATGTTGCGACCGGGGATTTTACGATTGTAGATACGGACTCGAATGCCTACAATGCAGGGGTAGATGTCTCGGTGGGCACATTGGCAACGTTAACGATCAACGGGGAAACTGTCCCTATATACGATTATTCCGGGATCGGGCCGAATACGACATGGGGATCTGATTCTCAACTGCCGAGTGTTGAAGATGTCAACAGAGAAACGTATCAGTGGGATGCCGGTGCGTATGTATATGTTGGGGGCGCTCCGCCTGCCGACACCGATCCGCCCACGCCAGATCCCGCAACATGGCAGACGGAACCGACGGCAGACTCGACTTCTGCTATCTCAATGGAGGCGACAACCGGATCGGACGCTTCTCCGCCTATCAGTTATCAATTTATCCTTGATCCCGAATCAGATGATTGCGCCGGGGCGGGATGTTCCTCACTTGGAACAGGAGGAACTTCAAGCGGATGGCAATCAGCAGACACAACTTATACGGATTCGGGCCTTGGTACGAACCTGTGCTACTGCTATGGCGTTCAAATGAAGGATTCTGAGGGCAATGAGGGAACGGTTAGCGCACCGTTTAAGCGGGCGACTCTGGCCGACACGCCCGGCGCTCCGACTCTCGACAACGCAACTGACAACACCATCGACATCAGCGAGGTGGACGAAGGGACAAACACGGCCGGGACGTGGCTGGCCGGATATGTGACCTCAACCGACCCGGCATGGAATGGAAAGTACGTCAACAAGGATACCGGCGCCCCGTCAGACACGGCGTCATGGCAGGCATTTGAAACCTGGGATGCAACAGAGACAATGACAAGTCTGCAATCCGGGACGGAGTATTGTGTGAGTTTCAAGGCGATTAACCAACAGTCAGTTCAAACCAATTTTGGGGCAGAGACATGTTTATCGACAACCGGATCTG